AAAGAAACACCTAAGCACTAGCGTTAATATGCTTGCTACTGCCAGTAGGTTTAATCTTCTTGAATTGTTTAGCAACAAAATGAGTACAGTCGAATTTAATTCGATGGCTCGTCGTGTTCTTGATATGAGATTCCAGTGGAATGAAGGATATAGCACAGGTGGAACTCCACTTAATGAAGCATTGGTATGGTGCTATTCGACTATTGGAAAGTACATTAAAAATAATCAAATTGAGAAGATGACTTTCATTACTCTTACAGATGGTGAAGGTGGTGCGTTGAATACCTATTCTGGGCGATTGGATGATTCATATTCTACAGTTGTGGATGGTCAATACAAGCGAGTTAAAGTGAAGAATTTTATTCGTGATGAAGTCACTCAGAAAACCTATGAGATTACTAAACACTCTGCTGAACAGACTGAGACCATTCTTCGTATGATGAAAGATCGTTATGGAATTTCAGTTCTTGGCTTTCATATCTGCGCTAATCGTCGTCGTGACTTAAATAGTGTATTGCATGCTAATCTTCCTGCGTTTAAGGGTGACTCAACTCTGTTGATTGAAGATTGGAGAAAAGAGTTCCGCAATAATGGTTTTGCGTCTGTCAAGAACACTGGTCGTGATGAATTGTTCCTCATCCCACAATCTTCTACCAGAATTGAAGAGGGTGAGTTGGATGTGAAAGCAGATGCAAATGCAAAATCGATTGCAAAAAACTTCAGCAAATTCCTGAATGTTAAGAAGACTAGCCGAGTCCTACTCAATCGGTTCGTGTCTTATGTTGCGTAAGTTGTTGATTTTACAGGGAAAAATAAGTGTTGACTTTTATTGCGATTTAGGTAATAATAGTCGTATGAGTTTGTGAAAGTGTAATTTTATTATGGAGAAAATGTGATGGCAAAGACTGATACCCAGTTCCGTGAGATGTTCGAATCTAAATTGGCTGAGATGTACCCTGACACTGTGACAAACCGCACTGTCAGTCGTCCAGAACTTTTGGATGTTATGAAAGCAATGAAGACAGAGAAGTATCCTCTGTGGCTTATGAAAAATAAAGTTGGTCGTGGTTTGTACGCTATTGATGGTGGAGCAACCCCTGTTGTTGGCAACACTGTATTGAAAGCGCAACCTGTGAAACAAGAATCATTTAAAGTGGACTATTCTGATATCTCAGCATTGATTCCTAAGAAAGACAATAACTTTGTACCATTCGGTAACTACACTGATTTGGAACATGTTATTAAGTCTGGGATCTTTTATCCTGCATACATCTCTGGTCCAACTGGTAATGGCAAGTCAACGATGGTCGAACAGATTTGCGCTAAACATAAGCGACCACTCATTCGTGTTAACCTTAACATGATGACTGACGAAGAACAACTCATCGGTTCCAAAACACTGGAAGATGGTAATGTGCAAATTGTCGAAGGTCCAGTTCTTATTGCAATGCGCAATGGCACTGCACTCTTGTTGGACGAAATTGACGCTGGCTCTGCAAACACTCTGCTCTGCTTGCAACCGATTCTTGAGGGTAAGCCATACTACTTCAAACTCAAGAATGAGATGATTGTACCCAAAGAAGGTTTCAATGTGTTTGCCACTGCGAACACTAAGGGTAAGGGTTCAGACGATGGTCGTTACATTGGTACGAACATTTTGAACGAAGCATTCTTGGAGCGATTCGCTGTTACCTTTGAACAGGATTATCCTAACGCAAAGGTTGAAGTCAAAATTATTAAGAATCTCATGGAAACTTATTCGTGCATTGACGAAGAGTTTGCAGAGAATCTCGTTAAGTGGGCAGATGCAATCCGTCGCACTTTCGAGGATGGTGGTGTGGATGAAACTATTACGACTCGTCGTATGATTCACATCGTTCGTGCTTTTGCGATTTTCAAAGATCGCACTAAAGCAGTGCAGCTGTGCTGCAACCGATTTGATGCTGCAACGAAGGCTGCATTCATCGACCTTTACGATAAAGTGTCGAACCCTGCGCCTGAACCTGTAGCAACTCCAGAAGTTGCGACACCGAAGCCTGAAGACGAGATCCCGTTCTAATCCCCTACAACTTTGGGGGTTATTGCAGAAAGAACTTGCCTTTAATTCCCAGTTGTAGTATAATAGATCTCGTTGTGTTGGAAATCATTGAAACTTTTTAAAGGAAATATATTATGTTGAAATTTGCAAACCTGTCCCTGTCACAAAAGCGTTTTGTCGTGTCCGTGCTCGAGTCTAATCCTCAGTACAAGAAAGCACCTCAGATCACTCTGAAAGAATGTGCTGCAATCTATTACACTCTGCGTGACCAGCGTACTGGTGCCAAGGGTGAGAAGATTGGTTACCCTAACTGGTTGTTCAACAAGAACAAGGTCGAGCGTGGTGTTTACCAGCTTCCTGTTCCTACCGAAGCAGAACTGTCTGCATATGCCAAGGAACTTGCTGACAAGCAAACTCCGAAGGTCGTTAAGGCTAAGGCTAAAGTAGTCAAACTGGCTAAGGCTAAGACTGTCAAAGTTACAGCACCTGCCAAAGTTGCAGCGCAAAAAGAAGATAAGATGGAACTGTCTCGTCTTCAGAAGATCATCGATGAATCCATGGAAGTTGATGGAGACACCGAAGACTTCAATGCAATCCTGCGTGAAAATGGGATTCAAGTCTAAAAATTAAGTTACCTTTTCATCTGGGGTTAGCCATCCCCCAGATGATTTTTTTCATTTGATGGTTGTTAATCATGGAGTTATATTATATGTCTAAACAAGACCTGCTGTTGAAGCACCTTTCCGCTGGTAAAGCATTTACTGCCAAGCAAATCAAAGCATCATTTGGTATTGCACACCCAGCTTCTACAATTCGTGACTTGCGTGAGCAAGGTCATTGCGTTTACAGCAACCCTGCAGTTGTGAATGGAACTGAGGTTGTTAAGTATCGCATTGGTCGTCCGACTCGTGCAATGGTTGCAATTGCTAGCCGTGTTGCTGGTTCTTCTGTATTTACTCGTACAGCTTAATTGATTGAGTGAGTAATCAATGGACATTCTTCGGAGTGTCCATTTGTTGTTTCATTTGGAGAAAATTATGCCGACACCAGAAGAAGTAAAAGCATCTCAATTAGCCACGACAGGTGGTAGAAAATTTGATGGTGGTAAACTACAATATGGTTTAGTTCCACCACTCGCATTAAAAGCAACTGTAGAAATTCTAACATTTGGTGCGGAGAAATACGAACCAGATAATTGGAAACATGTTCCAGATTCTAAACGAAGATACTTTGACGCAATGCAAAGACATCTCTGGGCATGGAAAGAGGGAGAGCAAAACGATCCCGAAAGTGGTAAAAACCACTTGGCACATGCAATGTGTTGCCTGATGTTCTTGTACGAACATGATGTTAAGTACTCGAAAGAATAAAATATATTTGCCTCAGATTGTTTTCTGAGGTATAATATTTTATACATAGTTATGTGTTCAATTGAATGGAGAAATAAATGAAACTTAGTAAAGAAACTGTATCCCTAATTAAGAATTTTGCTGGCATCAACAGCAACCTACTTCTTAAGAATGGAAACAAACTAGCGACGATCAGTGCGCAGAAGAATGTGATGGCTGATGCTACTGTAACTGAAACATTCCCCGACTTTGGTATCTACGATCTCAATGAGTTCTTGGGTGCGATGTCTTTGTTCGATGATCCTGAATTGGAATTCAATGACAAGTTTGTTTCAATCAAACAAGGTTCCAGTAACATCAAGTTTTTTGCAGCTGACGCCACTGTCCTAACTGCACCGCAGAAAGCGATTACCTTCCCTGACGCAGAAATCAACTTCACTCTTTCTGCAGCAATGCTGAATATGATCAACAAGACTGCTTCTGTTCTTCGTGCAGCAGATGTATCAATTGTTGGTGATGGTAGTACCATTAATGTTCTTGTTGGAGACAAGAAGAATGCTACTGGTAACTCTTACAGTGAACCAGTTGGTACAACCGACAAAACCTTTAAGGTTAATCTAAAGGTTGAGAATCTTAAAATGCTTCCTGGAGATTACAATGTAAGTATCTCTAGCAAGAAAATCTCTCGTTTTAAATCACCAAGCACTGACTTGGTTTATTATGTAGCAGTTGAGGCTGATTCTACTTTTGAATTTTAATTTGAGGTAACTATATTATGATTGAGTCTCGTAATGAGATGTATCTGTGGGTCGAGAAATATCGCCCACAGAAGATTGATGAATGCGTACTACCCGAATCCCTGAAGCAGACATTTAGGGAATACATCACACAAGGTGAATTGCCAAACTTCTTGTTCTGTGGAACAGCAGGAGTTGGTAAGACCACTGTTGCCAAAGCACTATGTAATGAGATTGGTGCAGAGTATCTAATGATCAACGGATCGGAAGAATCAGGTATTGATACACTCCGCACAAAGATCAAAGGATTTGCTTCTACTATTAGTCTAACTGATGCAAAGAAGGTCGTTATTCTAGATGAAGCAGATTACCTACAAGCAAACTCTACTCAACCAGCACTTCGTGCTTTCATTGAAGAGTTTGCCAACAACTGTCGTTTCATTCTAACTTGTAATTTTAAGAATCGTATCATTGAACCCATCCACAGTCGTTGTTCTGTGATTGAGTTTAAGATCGAATCCAAAGACAAGCAGGAGATTGCAGCAACATTCTTCAAGCGTGCAGTGCAGATTCTTAAACAAGAGAATATCGAGTTTGATTCAAAGGTTGTTTCTGAACTCATCATTAAACACTTCCCTGACTATCGTAGGATTCTAAACGAACTACAACGATACTCTGTATCAGGCAAGATTGATTCTGGTATTCTAGTTAACATGAGTCAGGAGTCCTTTAAGGATCTGATTAAGTTGATGAAGGATAAAAACTTTACTGAGGTTCGTAAGTGGGTTGCGAAGAATTCTGATTCAGATACAGTAGCATTGTTTCGAGAATTGTATGATAGCGCAAGCAATACAATCGAAGCGAATAGCATTCCACAGTTGGTTCTTGTTCTTGCAGACTATCAATATAAAGCAGCATTTGTGGCAGACCATGAACTAAATATTATGGCAGCATTGACTGAGATTATGGCTCAGTGTAAATTCAAATGAGGTCTTATGGAGATTTTATTACTCGTTCTAGCATTTTTCATTGGCACTCTTCATGGGTGGAATCTAAGGGAAAGACACGCCAAGAAATTTATAGAATCTCTTGCTGAAGCTGCTCAAGAAGAACAAGATGATAATGTTGTTAGAATTTTTATTGAACGACATAATGATCAGCTGTTTGCATATCTTAAAGACAACAGCAGGTTTATCGCACAAGCCAGCACCAGAGATGAATTAGAAAAAAAACTTAATGAAGCATACCCTGGAAAACGATTTGGGGTATCTCATACTAATTTACTTGAGATAGGATTTATATCATGACACCAATTATTAGTGATCACCAACAAGGTAGTAGAAATGCAAAAGTTTACAAAACATCTAATGGAGGATATGGAGTAGTTGTTTTTGACGCAGAGACAGATTATAATGGCTTTCAGTCATTCGACAGTATTGATCTTGCAGAAGATTATGCAGAAGACTGGGTACTGAGAGAAACACATTATGACTCCCTTTGATTTTATTAATGCAATTAACCTAACAAAGAAAAACTTATTTGAAGATCCACTAGCAGAGAAAGATTATGTTCCCTTTATAGTGAATCGTGGTTTGTCATATTTCCCCGATACAGTTCTTTATGCAAACGAGATGAATCGTAATGCAGGTATCCCAAAGGACTGGCAATTTTCTTTTTTCCTAAATACTATATCTAAGAAAAAGAGATTCTCTAAATGGCATAAAAAAGAAGCCGAAACCGAATCTCTAAAATTAGTTATGGAATACTTTGGGTATTCTTCTGAGAAGGCTCTTGAAGCACTAAATATTCTTACAGAAGAACAGTTAAGTATGATTAGAGAAAAATTATATAAAGGTGGAAAATCATGACTGTCGAAATGATTTATTACGACTGGACGCCAGAGTCCATGCTTGAAGTGACCCTGCCAGAACCAGATAACTTTTTGAAGGTTCGTGAGACACTTACTCGCATCGGCATCGCATCCCGTAAAGAACAAAAATTGTATCAATCCTGCCATATCTTACATAAGCAGGGTAGGTATTTCATCGTTCACTTCAAAGAACTGTTTGCTCTAGATGGCAAAGAGTCGAACATTTCTAATGGTGATATTGAGAGAAGAAATGCTATTGCTGGTCTTTTACAGGACTGGGATCTGTTAAAGATCCTAAATAATGTACAGGCAGAGCAAAAAGCGTCTTTGTCTCAAATTAAGGTAGTGTCTTTCAAAGAGAAAGATCAGTGGGAACTTGTTCCAAAATATAACATAGGAAAGAAATCAAAATGATTAAACTTGAATTGAGTGTGGCAGATGTAAATACTATTCTTCGTGTATTGGGTAAGCACCCATTTGAGGAAGTTATTACTCTGATCCAAAGTATTAAAAAGCAAGGTGATCCACAAGCTGAGGAATTAGCCAAAGCTGAGGAAGCCAAAGCTGCTGCAGCAGCGTCTGCAGCGTAATCAATTCGCCTTAGGACCACTAAAGTACGAATCGTTATAAAGCGGATGTGACGCACGACATCGCTGGAAGTCGTAACCAGCATTTTAACTGACATGCCTTCGGGGTGTCGAATTTTAAACTCGCTTAAAAGGAGCAAATTATGTTGCAAAACATTAACACAGCCATCGATTCCTTCCAAGGAATCAAAACTAAATTCGTTGAGACCTGCGTCAAAAACGAAGAAATCAAAAAGCCACTTAATCAATTTATTGAAGCGCAGACTTCTTTTGCAAAGATTGTAGCTAAAGCACATGTAGATTTCTGGTCTACATTGGGTATGTCAGCTTACATGTTCGATGCCAAAAAAGCATTTGCTAAACAATAAGGAGATTAACATGGGTAACAATTTCGTCCCCACTTTCTGGGGCACTAAAGACATGGACAAATTTCTTATCGGTTTCGATGAGCAATTTAATCGTCTACAGAAATTCCATGATGACATGGCTAAGAACATCCCTAACTATCCACCATACAATATTGTCAAGAAAGACGAGAATCATTACACCATTGAGTTGGCTGTAGCAGGATTCGGTCAATCTGATATTGACATTGAGATGGAAAATGGTAAGTTGACTGTTCGTGGTAGCATCAAAGCTGAAGAAGCTGAAGATAACTTCTTGTTCAGAGGCATTGCAAATCGTGCGTTCACTCGTTCATTTGCTTTGAATGATGAAGTTGAAGTTAAAGATGCAGAACTCTTCAATGGTATGCTTAAGATTTTCTTGGAGCGTTTAGTTCCAGAAGCAAAGAAACCAAAGAAAATTTCTGTTAAGTCTAAAGGTGATAAACAATTATTGAATGAGGAGAAATAATGAAAAAATTTTTCCGTAAAGTTTATATCACCTTAAAGGGAATCGGCTATGCTAAAGCTGCAGCTGATCTTGCTCGTAATGGTAAACATGAGGAAGCTAAAAAATTAATGACTTCCTATGCAAATTGTAAATGAGAATATTATGTCTGTAACATTAAAAAATCTTGAGAGCGCATTAGCTGGCGAATCTATGGCTCATATCAAGTATCGTTATTTCGCTAAGATCGCTCGTGAAGAAGGTTTTGAAGATGTTGCAAAACATTTTGAACATACCGCTGATCAAGAGATCAAACATGCATGGGGTCATCTTGAATTGCTAATCGGCAAGCCATCCACTAAGGAATGTTTGCAGAAAGCAATTGATGGTGAGACATATGAGTATACAGAAATGTATCCACAGTTTGAAGCAATTGCAGTAAAAGAAAAAGATATTGAAGCTGAGAAAGAAATGCGTGGTCAGATTCAAGAATCTTTTGAACATGCAGAAGCATTCAAGGCTGTATTGGCTAAAGCTGAAAAGCGTTTTGCTGCTTTGAAAAAAGTAGAGGAACGACACGCTAATGCTTATAAACAAGTCATGGGAGGTTTATGATGGAACATGTATGCGTAGTCTGTGGTCATGTCCACGATGAGGAAACTGAAGGTAAGTGGGAAGAACTTCCTGCTGATTTTCTTTGTCCTGAGTGTGGTGTTGGTAAAGATGAATATGAAGTGATCTAATCGTCATACAATTTTAGGGGAACTTTCGGGTTCCCCTAAATACTTGTATGATGAAAGCAAAAATATCACCTAACTTAATCTCATTCATTACGGTTCGTCGTGCTGAATGGATACTCAAAGTATCCGTTTTTAAAAACAAACAGATACTGGTGATAGCACAACACTGTTATGATTGGGACACTTGTTTAGTCAGATGTTTTAATGATCAAAATATGGCTGCAGAATTTATTGAAAGTCTTGTGATAGAGGAATAAATGTTTTTTAGAGTGATTGATAATTTTATTAGTCCCACATACGCTAATGCTATTGAAGAAGATGCTATAAACCATCTTCAATATAACTATCTTAAAAAAACTAGTCTTAACAGTGAAGTGTATAGTGGAGCAATTTTCACTGATAGTAATACGGTAGATAATGGACAAATGAGTTGTGCCATATTACATTCAAATGCCAATGTTAAGTTTGGCTATTACTTTAATTTTTTAAAACCTTTTATATTTAATATTCAAGACGCTAATCCTGATTTAAATTTAAATGGTGTACACAGATTAAAGTTTAACATTCTTCTTCAAAATCCTACTGCGCCAGAAAATCATTACAATATTCCTCATCATGATTCAGTTGACCTAAATTGTTATAGTGCAGTTTATTATATTAATGATAGTGATGGAGATACATTTCTTTTTAACGAAGTTGTTACTGATGAAAATGTTCTACCTGAACGATTGACTGTAGCAGAGAGAATAACTCCAAAGAAGAATAGACTTTTAATTTTTGAATCGAATCGTTATCATGCTTCTTCTAACCCAAGAATTTCTGATAGTCGATTTGTTATAAACACTATATTTGTCCCAGTTGAAAAGGAAACACAATGA